AAGCCACCACCTTTAAAGTTGCCTTTGTTTTCGGCAGGTGGGGCAATCGTACCCGCTTGTGGGGCGAGGTAGTTTACGAAGATATTAGCAGTACCAGAAGAAGGTGCAGCAGTAAATGTAAGTGTAGTACCATCAGGAATAGTGTAGGCTGTAGTATCCTGTACAACACCATCTACTGATACAAGTACGTCTTGTACAGAGGATACTGCAGTAGTCAGGGTAAATGTTGTATCACTACCGTCACCATTAAAGCGTTGTACTGCTTTAGTAGCTTGGTAGTTAGCTGGAACTTTTTGACCAATATACGGCATTATCTATTCCTTATGCGCTAATAGTATCGACTACGGACACCCAAACATCTGCACTTGATGCAGTATCACTCTGTACTTTAAGTACATCACTTGCTTGCATTACAACCTTTGCACCACCATCTAGTACCTGAAGGGCAGAGCCTACAGGGATAGGTGCATCTTTAATAATGTAGTAGTCGTTAGACCCATCATTAATAAACACATCCATTAGAATCTGTGTTGTTGTAACATTAGCAATGTTGATACCAATCAGTGCATCATCGGAGTTAGCTGTACGCATTGTTACTGCGCCTGTACCAACATTCCTTGCAATGTTTCTTTCAAAATCCTGTGCCATATCTTCTCCTAGTTGAATTAAGTATAATTATACCATACTTTTATTCGTTTGTCAAGTGCTAAAGTGCAATCGCCATAGCTACTGCAAAGCCAGCAGTTGCACCTGTTGCTGGTAGATTAGTCAACTGCGAACCGTCTACTCCCGGCAGTCTAGCAGAACCATCTAGCTGTACTGCATTATTAGCAGATGTACCTGCTGTTAGTACTGCAGCAGAACCTAGTCCTAGTGATGTACGTGCAGTACCTGCAGTCTCTAGTACAAAGTTAGAACCGTCACCTACAATAAAACCACCATTAGTAACAGCTAGTCCAGCCACATCTTGAAGCTGTGCATCTAGTCTTGCGTTAGCTACTGTGCCAGTAAGTTGTGATGCATCAATGCTTTTGTTAGTTAGTGTATCTGTTGTAGCCTTACCTACCAGTGTATCCGTAGCTGCAGGTAGTGTTACAGTTACATCACCAGTAGCAGCAGGTCCGATAAGTGTTACTGCATTTGTACCATTGTCTGTATCTTCTTTAAATAGGATTGAACCTGCGGCAGATGCAGAACCTGTAAGTACAGGAGCAGTTATACTTTTGTTTGTTAATGTTTGTGTACCTGTTAGCGTTGCTACAGTAGCGTCAATTGCAATGTCATCAGCATTGGCAGTAATACCTGTACCACCAATAACATTAAGTGTAACATCACCTGATGTACCACCACCTGTCATACCTGCACCAGCTACTACGGAAGTAATATCACCTACTGGTATTGCAGCTACTTCTGCGTCTACGTATGCTTTGATTGATTGTTGTGTAGCTAAGTGGTCAGCACTGTTAGATGCCATATTGTCTTCATCTTTAATTGAAGTTCCACTTATTGTACTATTCAGCACAGCACTTGTCAAGGTTTTATTTGTAAGTGTGTCTGTAGTAGCTTTACCCACTAAAGTATCTGTAGCTGCTGGCAGTGTGACTGTAACATCTGCAGTAGAAGCAGGACCAATCAATGTTACTTTGTTTGTACCGTTATCGCTATCTTCAAAAAACTCTGCAAAGCCAGCACTAGTAGCACCATTTTTAAGTTGCAGTCCTGCATTAACTACAGGCGTTGTAACTATTGGTGTTGTAAGTGTTTTGTTAGTAAGCGTCTGTGAACCTGTAAGGGTTGCTACAGTGCTGTCAATAGCAATACTAATCTTTTGTGCAGAACTTGTTGTATCAACGCCTGTGCCGCCTTCCACAGTCAGTGACTGGCTATCTAAGTCTACATTCTGTGCGCCACCACTGTCACCAACAAAGTCTAAGTCTTGTGCAGTTACCTGACTATCTACATACGCCTTAATAGACTGTTGTGTAGCTAGTTTAGTAGCACTGTTAGATGCCATGTTATCTTCATCTTTAATGCCTGTTACAGTAGCACCGTCACCTGCAATGTTAATGCTAGTATTAGCAACAACTGTTGTACCTGTAATTGCAGCAGCAGAGTTACCACCAATTACTGTACCATCAATTTCACCAGAAGCTACATCTACTTTAGAGATGTTGACTTCACCTGTACCTGCTGGTGTTAAATCAATATTGCCATTAGTATTTGTACTGGTAATTGCATTACCGTTAAGGTTTAGGTTATCTACTTGTGCTTCTGTTACTGCACTATTAGTACCTAGCGTTACAGCATCTATTGTACCACCGTTAATGTCGGCAGTGTCAGCTACAAGTGCGTCAATGTTTGCTGTACCATTAATGTAAGCATCTTTAAACTGTTTAGCGTTAGCACCTAAATCAATGTCATTGTCTGTAGTAGGCTCAATTACACCATCCTTAACAACAAACTGCTCTGTGCTTGTACCACTTACATCAATGTTAAATTCTACTTGATTATTAGTATCGTCTACTACAACTTTGTTCTTTGGAATAGCAACGCCGGGGTCTCCAATCAATCCTATGACTGGACCTTCTGCGGCTGTACCATCGTGCTTGTGACCTGATGTATTTACAAATGCTGCTAGTACTTGGTTAAACTCGTCATTACTGTCGGCTGCATCAATAATGTCACCGTCAGCATAACTGGATTGTCTAGTATAACCTGCCATTTATTATCTCCTTGCGTCAGCTTGAAACTCTAGCTGAAATCCTTTTAATGAATATGGGGCTGATGTGCCTCTATCGTTAACTCGTAGTGCTATAGCAAAACCTGAACCTTCAATGGGTTGACGTACTAACGGGTTAGACTGTCCACCGTATGTTGCAGTACCGTACACAGAAGAACCATAGATAGCTACTGAGGTAGTAGTATCAAACGGATATGCTGCTGGTCTTGCTACGTTAGGTGCTTCATAGTCATAGCGTACAAATAAATCTGCGCTAACTGCTGCTTCTGGTGCGTAGTTAATAATAACACGGTCAAACGATTTACGAATACCTGCATCACCCATAGTCAAGTCCGGTGAACGATATCTACCTGTTACTACACTACCATCAAAGTCATTGCCTTGTTCTTGTCTATATACAAAACCGTCAAAGTCTCCATGAAGAACAACGCTTTCACCTGCAACAACTACGCTATCTGTACTATTAGGTCTAATACCTTTTATATCTGCAAACTCGTAGGCATCACCTTTACGCACACATATTACACCTGTTGTTGTAGACCGTGGTATTCCTGCTTTAGAAAAAAATATGCGATACTGTGTCTTGTCAGGTATAATAACGCTATCAAATTCATCTACGTCTGACAGTCCTTCAAATCTTTCTTGCACTGCGCGACTGATTGTACCAAGTTCTACGTCACCAATCTTTTCTGTACCAGCAACAGTACGTAGTCCATCTGGACCTAGAAAAACAATATCACCTGCAAATTCTTGAATGGTAAAACCATTTAAACATCCAATCTCTCTAGTTACAGGTTGCAAAACAAAATCTGCTATTGCATTACCTACTAACTTAAAAATACGTTCTTCACAAAAAATGTATAGTGCATCACGAAAAGGAAAAAGTCCAGTAATATTGCTATCAACACTAATAGAACCTGCACCATTAGCAGTACTAAAGTCTGTGTCTGTATACGGTGCAGTAAATACTAACTCTTGTGGAGTAGAAGACATACCAGCAAAGAATAAAGCATTCTTAAAACCTGTGACAAATTTAGGATTAGAAGGTGCGCCTGTACCACTAATATCTGTTACTGTAGTATTATCATACTTAGATGCAGAATTAGCACCATCAGCCCACACAATAAATTCTGTACCTGCTAATGTGTATCTAAAGAAAGTATAGCGTCCTGCGCCTGTTCTTCCTGAGTCTATCTCTGTCCAAGAACCACTACCTGTAGCACCCTTGTGTATCTTACGCCCACGTGCTGCAAGTACATTACCTTTAAAGTATGCTGACATAAGTACAGACTCACTAGAAAGCTGGTCTTGTGGAACAATGTTGCTATTCCACTTGTTGTATCCTGAAATACGCCTGTACCCACCCGTAGTAGCAGGTTCAAAGTTTTCTAGTTCAAGTGCCATCCCCGGTTGCATAGCAAAGGTTGACTGGTCAAGAACTAGACCACCTTGACATGCAAACACAAAAGGATTAAGGCCAGATTCATCTGCCATTTAAACCTCTAAAATCCACCCGCACCAGCACCATATTTTTGTGAGTAGGGAATATACGTAGACCTAACATAATCAGCACGATTAAGTAGTATTGTTTGCATTTGTTTAATGCCTTCTTCAAATCTTGAAAAGTTAATTCCGTATTGTTGTGCCTCACCACGATACTGATAAGAATATGCAGTAGCACCATCTACAATTACTTGCCTATATTGTTCTGGTATTAATGGTACATCTCCATGAGCAGACAATGCTATAGGTTTTTTATAGTATTCAAATTTTAAAGCATACGCTTTATCTGGATAGGGGTACAATCCATAATTATTATCGGGAGAACGAAATACATAGTTTGGAACTGCACCTACATTAGTTGTAGTTTCTTGTTCAATATATTTTTGCGTGTATTCTTTATAGTCCATAATGCGAAGAGTAATACCTGCTACAGCAAGAGTAGTATCTTTGCTAATTCTAAAAGTGTCATAGTCTATTGATTGTGTATCAGCAGGAATAGTGTATCTTGTTTGTCCAGCTACTAGCGTTTGAGTAGTAGTTTCATGTGTAAAAGGCCAACCAAACTCTCTTTGGTTAATATAATTTATAGCATCGTTTACTGCATTCTTACACTGAACTTGAAAGCCTCGCGCAGCAGTAAAGTTAGTAGCTGTTAATGCTACTTCATTCATACGAGCAATAACTTCATTAGTAATGTCTAGGTAAGTGTATGCCATCGTGCATCCTTATAAAGCGAAAGTAAAGGGGCAAGTTGCCCTGCCCCAATACTATGTTATTTAAGCA